CATTGCACTCACCTCCGTATAAACAAAAGTCCCACATGGGTTACCATGCGGGTTAGAATGTAAGCGTGTTAGAACGAATAAAGGAGATGTCTGCCAGCGCAAATGTCATATCCATTTGATTAGCGAACACATAGACTTCGTTCTGTTCGTCGCTTTTCAGCAAAGTATAGTTAGCTGCAAGCAGACTATCTCTCGCAGATTTGCTGAATACATATATGAACTTTTCCATATTAAGCGTCCTCCCTGTTTTGGATTCCGCTTTCAGTCAAGTCACCTGCGTCTTTCGGGGGCGCACCACCCTCGTCAGTCGCACCGCCAGATTCGCTCTTAGAACTTTGTGTAGAGGAACTTTGCAGGGGAATAAACAGTTTCTTGATTTCAAGCAGTTCGTTCTCCAAGAAATTCATGGAGTCCAGCTCTGCCTGACCAAGCCCCTGAGATGCGGCATACATACTAACAGTGGGCAGACCATATTGAGCTGCCTTCAAATACATATCGCCCATCTCCTTACGGTTGAATGCAGACACATCAAGGAAATTCACCTTGAAGTTCTTTCCGTAAGCTTGGGATTGGATAAATCTGTTAACCATATCTTCGATGCTTTTCACGATGCCATATGTAATTGCCTGGTCTGCCTTGATTGACAGCTCCAAAGCATTTGCAGATGCCTTATCATTATTGAACAGCAAAGAAGATACACCTGCTGCAGAGAACAATTCTTCTTCTGCCTCTGCGACAGTATTTGTGTTGGATGTGTGAGACTTCTCAAAGCTGATTTTGTCAATCGGCATGGGAGTCAACACGGAGCCAATCTCATCAGGCAGAACAGAATCCAGGTTACGCCAGAATTCTTTCGCCTTATCCAAATCCATTTGCCAGTTGCCCTCTTTGTCGATGCCCAAAGTCATAAAGACCATGGCATAATTCTCCAGAGCAGATTTGGTGAGCTTCAACTGCTTGTAGTCTTCAATCTCATAAATCTCACGCAGGATGCCTGCGAACGGAGGGACAGCGTAATCCAAGATGTCTGAGTTACACTTAATAGCAAAAGATGTAGGTGAATCCAACTCAATCCAACGAATTGTTCGGTTCTTTTGGTAAACGCTATACTTCGTTCTAAACTCAGCAGGATAGTAATCCAGCATTGATTGGCGGGAATCGAAATATGAGAAGTCAAATGTGACATTCGGCACATTGCCTTCAACAGTGGAAATGGAGCAATAATCGCTCGGTAATTGCTGGATAGTGATACTATCGTTAGTTACCCACATAGTCCCGTAGAAAGTATCCTCCCGCAAACATACGGTCAGAATTTTCGGGAACTGCGTCTTAATGTTCATAGATGACAGAGTGTTCAATACCTTTCGGTAATTTCTGTTCATAGACTTCACATTCGCAGTCTTGGGGTCCACACGATACGGTGCCACAACATAGGATAGGTCATTCAGACAAGCAAAATATTGAATTAGCCGCCTGAAGTGAGAGCTTGCTCCATAGATATAAGTCACAGCGTTACGGAGCTGTTTCTCATATGTATATGGGTTGGATAGATATGTGGTAATATCATCCTTTGAAAACAGCGAGAAAGTCGGCGCGGTAGTGTTATTGTTTAGGTCACGAGTAATAAGTCTGTTTAGAATCGCAAACTTACTGGAAATTCCAATCATGCCCTCCACACTGACGGTCTTGGTCTCTTTGCTTTCTTTAGCCGGTGCCTTAGTACCAGCTTGGCGTGCTGCGTCGGCCATGTCTGCCACTCACCGCCTTTCCTTTGTAGTTAGGTGCTTTAATAACAAAAGCTTCTTCCGAATTGTTGTTCTGTCTACGGCTCAGCTTATTTTCAAGCTGTGTTGCGACATAGAAGTTATAGCTCAAACTGGAATAGCGGTCTTTACGCATACCAGCCTTTTCAAACAATCGAACTCTGCCACCAGCCTCCTCATGCCGAAGCTTCGTCAACTCATCAATCAAGAGAGTCGTATGAATGTATGGCAACTGGAACTGTAGTTTCTCAGCAGGGTTCAATGACTTGTAACCCTTAACCTCTGCAAGCAATTCTTCGGAGTCATACTCCGTCATTAAGAGTCGGATTCTACCACTGCGGAATCCTTCTCTCAGCAGAAATGCACAATCGGAGTTAAACTGTAAGCTACCTTTGATAGCCCAGATAACTTTATCTGCGGTAGGCACTGTGCATCTGGATGCCATTTCCGCATTATTACAACAAGATAGCGCAGGATATATTTCACCAGTCTCGGGGTCTACGATATCTCTAGCGAGTGCATCGTACACACCAAGTCCAAGGCCAGAACAGTCCAAAACAAGATGGTCGCAGGAGAACTCGTCAAAGAGTCTGCGAACGACCAATGCTTGGTCATCCGTTCTTAAACCCTCACACGACTCGGCATAAACGATATTACTGATATATCGCCCTGCTTTTGTCGGTAATAGTTGGTTGATGAAAATTGCCGTTGCGTCGTTGTTGTTCTTTTTGCTAGACATCAAAGCAATATCTGCGGATAGTATCCTGATTTCGCCATTCTGTTTAGCAGTGATTTTGACAGGTTGGGAATTTGTCACCTTAGAAGCAACCCTGTCTGGGAGCATCGGGTACTTGATTCGTCTATTTTTAGATATAGAACTGAAATCAAAGAATGCGTCTTCTTCCGACCCGTACCACATAGCTTCCATTTCCATGCTCCATCGGATTTCACTAAAGTCGCTTTCCGCCATTTCATCAGCAACGATTTCAGGGTCAAGCAATCCTTCTTGTATGGACAATTCGTACGGGAATCCACATACAAACTGGCGCCTGGAATCATCCAGCATAGCGTTGTATGTGTCGACACACTTTGTATAAGACCAATGGTCTTTGAAGAACGGAGATGTTAGCCAAAGCGTCAGGTTCTTTTCTTTGTCATACTCCCGCTTCTTTTCTTCATCTGTAAGTTCAGCATATAGCGGTAAGCGACGGAAAGTTAGGAACTTCTTCAGAACAGTATCGATGGTATCCTTCGAAATCAGACGATACTCATCAAGCAACAGAACATTACATCTGTTACCTCTACTGCTATCAGAAGCCGTAACGACTTTGATAATACTCGTGTTCTTAAATGCAATCTGCGCATTATTGCCGTTAATGCGTGTTTCTTTCTCGTTTATTTCTGCGCACAGCTCAGGAGACTTTGGCTTCAATTCTTGGATAATTTTTTCCAGAACATTGATGGCCTGTCCTCTTGTGCCTGACGCAATACACACACGAGTTCCTGGATACAGGATGCACCGAACAACGCAATAAATGGCACTTAGATATGTTTTGCCTAAACCACGACACGCAATCAAAACGAATGTCGTGCTCCAGAACATCATTACGAGCAAAAATTTTTGGAATCGCTTGAGGCTTAGGTGCAGATAATCGGCACAAAACTTATCCGGGTTTAGACGATAATACGCTCCCCAGAGCGCAGCACCATTCATAATGCGGTCATGTCTTGTCAATCATCATCACCACCCTTGGATACGCCGGAGTACGCATCATTCAACAATGTTTCATCGTCATCTCCGTCATACTCAGGGCGCTCAACACGAAGTCTATCAACCTCTGCATCGTACAGCTTTGTATATCCGTTCTTGATGTTCATCATCTTGCATAGATGTCCCATCCAAGTGAAGATATACTTCTTAACGCCATTGACATCTTGCAGGTCTTTATCAACTTCAGGCAGCGGCCTCTTGTTTTCGTATCGGTAAAGCCATACACCAAGCGGTGTATTGGCAAGAGAACTCTCGTAATCATCGGATTTCTTCTGTGCAGGCTTTAGACTTGCACTTCCAAGGAGAGTATTCAGCGTATTGATGTTCTTGTCGGCGGACTTGCCAGCGGCACGGTCTCTGTTGATATCGATTTCCAGGCTACAGATTTGGCGAATCAACGCCTCTGTGCCGATGTCAAACTCTGCGTCATCAGGATATTTAGACATCCAGTATGCACGGCGCTGTTCAAGCTCCATATACATAGACGGAGTGTATCCGGGACCCCAGAATACGACTACTTCTTCCGGCACTTCAATGTCATCATCCGGCTCGGTAATAACAGGTTCTGCGGGTTGCATACTCGTATACTTTACAGGCTCAAGCCATAAGGCGTCCTCTGCTTTTAGCGTATCGTCATATGACATATTCGCAAACTTAGTGCCGTTAATCTTGCCCATATAGCTCGTCATAATAGAGCGAGGTGTGCTTTGCTTTTCCGCTGAATCAAACAGCTTTTCACTCCAATACAAGTCGAGCTTACGACACATCTGTCTTACAGCCATCTTTGCATCTTTGCATTCTGCCAGATATGCGTTGAACATAGCGTCAACACACTCTTTGCAATATGGTAAATACCCAGTGCCTCGATATAGGAAACCATAGCTCACAGGGAAATACCCCTTTAGTCTTCCGTACGCAGTTCCGCACTTTCTGCAAATGGAACTCGAAGCGTTAACTTCAATGGCGGCCATTATGAATCACCGCCTTCCTCTTGCTCAGTCTCTGCGTGAGACAGCTCATACAGCCTTGCGGCCATACGGAGGTCGTTTCCATACGAAAACTTAGGTATGTATCTTGCTTCAATTTCACACCACTCACCAAAATTAGGTTCTTTGGTGCGTCTTGCGGCCCGATAATGCAAACCGAGACTTCCGAAACCTTTGATGCTGATTTCCTCACCATTCTTGATAGCGTCAAGGATGACGGCGATACAAGCATCAATGACATTTGCGGTATCATCTACGGTGTACAGAACATTTTTATCCTGTTGCTTGATGTGGAAGTCTGCAGTGTTTCCATCCTCATCAGTGATATGGAAGGTCTGTTTCTTAACTGAAACAGGCTTTCTGATATTATTCGCACGCAGTACCTCTGCGACTCTGCTTGATAATTCCTTCTTATTCATGTAATCTCCTTTTCTCCATCAATGTTCGTCACATATCTGCAAAACCCTTTTTGTCGGGAACGGAGATATCACCGTTTGAGAAGTACATACCAATCTGCTCGTCTGCGTCAATATCGGTGTAAAGACGCACCATATCAGAGGACTCCCACGCAACGATACTCTGGATGACACCATCAGGAATACCGGCTCGTGCAAGGCTTGTGGTGAAATAATGCCGAAGACTGTGGGCATAGAAATCTCTGCCACTCAACCGAGTGAATGTCTCAGCCCAGCTATTAACAGTAGATATTCCCATTTGCTCGTCCGGGTTGTCTTTTGCAGGGAAGAGCCACTGACTTTCAATTCCAAGTCGTGCTCTTTCGTCCAGCCACATTTTTAAGTAAGGTCTGAACTTCTTGGCAAGCGTATAGCAAGGGATATACTTACCTCCGCTCTTACCCTTTGTTTTGATAGGTGCGCTCTTATAAAGTGCGCCACCACAAACAAGTCTGGAGTCATCAAAGTCGCTTACTCTAAAACGGCAAAGTTCAGACTTACGGCGACCACTATACATTGCCAGAGCTAAATAGCACGCCTTGTCAAAAGCCTTCCGTTCAACCAGTTGATTTAGCAAATCCTCTAACTCCGCATCTTCCCAGATTGTCTTCTCTCGCACCGGTTGCAATGCGGGGTTCTCAATCTTCCTAACAATGGAACGGAAATTCTGAAACTCAGGTTCATCATCTGATAGAATGTTCTCACAGTAGTTTGACAGAGAACTAATTGCCGCTTTAAGCCGACGAACACGAGAAGAACTATTCTCATTTGAATTGATTAGCCAACCCTGATAGGCAACAATATCCCTCTTTGTGATATTGACAAAGGGTTTGTTCCTGGCGTTTTGCAGCACCCATACAAAGAAAATATCTAGGTCGTTAGAATAACCAGCGATAGTTCCGGGGCTGCGCTGGACAGACCGCAGGTAATCAAGAAAATCATTCTTGAGCCGCATATTATCGGGATTGACTTGCGCAAGTAACTCAGGGCTTGTCAAATTGTTCATACGAGTCTTTCTTGCCATTGCAGCCACCATCCTTTCGTATAATTTAGTTCACAATATATTGACTCGAAGTCGGTAACAAATCCTCGATGCACATTTCGTCATATCTGGTATGCGGAATGCGAATCATTATGACTCCATGTTCAGCGCACCAATTATTTTTATCTGCATCTAATATCTGTCTTTCTTCGAGAGTGTATTTTGAATTCCATTTACCAGTACATTCCTGGTTGTGCTGAGCTCCGTCAAACTCTATACAATAATCTGCTCCGTCAACAGTTGCGATAAAATCAAAACGAAGCAAATAACCAGACAGAGAAGAACGGCAGTCCTTGTATGTAACATTGTTCTTAAACGGAACTCCATGCGCTGTTAACAATTCTGATACACGATTTTCTCCCTTTGAACGATATCCACATTTACCACAAGACTGTGTTTGACCACCAACTAAATGTTTAGATGATACCGTGTGATATTGTCCACAGTCACACAGGCACACCCAGTAAGCATGGCCTTTTCCTTGGATAGATTCGTCGATTTTGAGAGCCGTTAATTTTCCAAAGCGCATACCGGTCAGGTCGCGGGCAGGAAATCGACCAGACTTTCTGTCTGTTTGTTTTCCGGCTTTTGAGACACATTCTAGTGAATCGCATGATGCTATTTGACCTCGTGTCAACCTAGAAGAGCGAACAGCCAATGTTCGACCGCACGAGCATACACAGTTCCAGTGTTTGCCATGTCTTCCGTTCAAATCGTTATTTGGAGAAACCACAATAAGTTCTCCGAACTTGGCGCCTGTTAAATCCTTAATAGGTCTTCCTTTCGTCTTGGTTACTTTTTCAGAACAATTTACAGCAGTGTTCATTTAACATACCTCCTATTTAACACACATAATTTGGTCTACTTTCCGTTCGCAGACCACTCATCCAAAGCATCATTCAATTCGCTCGAACGCATATACGCCCAGAACATTCGATGATTATTTGGATTGAGCGCACACAGCTCGTAACGAAATCCTCGCTGGTGCAAAAATTCTTTCAAGTTTGCGCTATAGCAGCAATAAAGCAAACTCATTGGAACAACTCCTTAAACTCAAATATGGTAGGCCAGGTTGGACTCGAACCAACGATGGTAAAACCGGCGGATTTACAGTCCGCTGCCATAGCCACTAGGCGACTGACCTATATAGAAATACCGCCCCATATTGCAGGGGCGGTATATGTAAATAGTAGAATTAGCTTGACATCAAAAAATTATTTAAGGTTAATGTCATAATGACACAAAATTCCATCATAATGACACAAAATTCCATCCTCGTTGCAGACACAAACCATCTGCTCTGGCCGACCAAAGATTCGCTTCTGAACACAATAGTCATCCATACCAAGGAAGCTACCGGCCATCACAGTCTTGATGCCCTGGACTGTATCCACCTTGTTGTGGTGCAGATGCCCAGACAGAATTGCATAGACAGGAATACCTGCCATAGTTTGCAATGCCTGTACCTTGGAGTCAGAGCCATCATAGTCTCCGTGAACACCGAGATAGGTCTTACCACGCACATTGATGGTATACATAGTATTGTCGACCTTGTTGTACTCAAAGTGTATATTCTCGAAGTTCTGCAGGCGAGCTTTGATATACCACTCAATCAGGTCGTCGAGTCGTTCAGATGTAAGCGTTTGTTCTTTGCTCGGATTGATGCGGCTGTGATTGCCTGCAACAGAAACAAAGTACACATTATTGAAGTGTCGACTTAGCTCGGCGAGGAACTCGGATACGAGTTCTGACACTCCCATTACCTGCTCAATGACATTTTCCTTATTGGTCACTGCAATCGAGTAATGGATATTTCCACTGATAGCATCGCCGTTCATCCAACAAATGCAGTTCTCGCTCTGATGGATACGACCGATAGAAATAATTCTGTCCAAATATCTTTGCATCATTTCCATGCAAATATTTGAATTGTACTTGTTCCATGCGTTATTAACATTCGCACCGTAGTGAATATCGTTCAGGCTTACCAGTAAATCATTGTCAGTATGTATAATCTGATGAGGCTCATATTCCAAGCAAGGTAGATTTCCTCCCTGAACCGCTTGGATAATAATCTCGTTCAGTTCCTCTTCTCGTGAGCGGTCTCTGACAGCCTTCGTAAAAGCATTTCGATAATCATAGAACTTTTGTCGCTCTTTTCGCAGCTCAATGATTTGAGCATCAATATCTGAACGCACATCTGCATCAGACACACAGGCGATTCGCTCGGCATCCATGACCTCAAGTGTCTTACGGCTACCATATAACATTCTTCGTGCTACATCGCTTGAATAAGGTTGCCCATATATCGCTTCTGCGATTTCGGAGTAGTCACAATCAGATAGTGTTTTGTCTACCAGCTTTCCATACACCAATCTTTTGTGGTGTTCGAGCGGGGACTCACTTTCTATTCTTCTTAGGTCGATTGTTTCCACTTCCCTTCGCAGTATAATGACATCCAGTTTCACGCAGCTTTCTCAGAAGCTTCATAGGCTTCTTATCCTCGGTCATGTAGTAGTGATGACGCTTGGAATCCTGCTTCATCGTACGAACGATATGTACTTCGGGATACTGCTCGTGGATAATCTTCTTTTCTTCAGCGGTAATTGCAATCATGTATTTTCAATCCTTTTCTTCGAAATTTTTAGTTAGTGATAGGGTTGCATTCAATCCTGTAACAGATTGTTCCTGTATGTGAGCCAGCCTTCATATTAAACGGGTCTCCGCCCTGGAGCCAGAAAATAGAGGTGGCAGAATAATTGCCGTCAAAATCCTCAATAGAGAATGAAGCCAGCAGCGGCTTGTCATAAGTCAACTGCCAAACATCAGACTCGTTATAGAGAACCATAGTAGAAATCTCACCAGATGTATG